ATCATCGGCGGTCTGTACACGATATGTCGTACGTAAACGAGGTACTTCCGCAATACATTGTAATCCGTTATCTTCAACCATGTGCGCAGGTAAGGTTACGATCCATCCTTGTAACTCTACTATACCGTCATCTAAATCTGAGGCATCGGCACCACCCACACAGCCTGCAATTAACTTCCGGTCAAGATAGAAATAGTGTAAGTTATCAACAAGTCGACGTGGCAATGAACTGAAAATAGCATATTCACTATTACCGATAAGTCCAGGTACAGTTAAGCCCAAGTCATTCGTTTGTTCGTCAAGTAGCTCAATCGACATACAGTCGAATATATTGTATATACAATATTCCGCAGGATAGTCCCGTTGCATCTCTATGTGCCATGCTAACTGTCCTTCTGATGCAACCACTTGATTAAACTTAAGTTTACCTATACCAAGATGACGCCCTAAAACACCATCTAATTTATAGTCAGGTTCGTTACCATTAGCAACACGTATCTTTTTAAACGCACACATTGCATCGATAACATAGAAACCCGCCATGCAGTATAATACATGCCACAAGTCAGCAGGGTGCTGTGCAATTTTCTTAGAGTTAGTTTCACGTTGTGACTTGGCTTGTTTAAACCAGACGTTCCGGTATTTTTCAGGGACAGTAGGGTCACAGAACACATCTTCCAGAGGTACACCGTATTTATTAAGTACTTGTATAAGTTTGGGTAAATCGAAGTTCATATTCCATATAGCAAGGAAGTCAGGTAGCCATGTATGCACTTCATGCATTACACGTTTAAACACCTCGGCAATATTATCATCACAGATAATAATTAAGTCACCGCCACGTTCTTTTATAAGGTCATGCTCAACGTCTATCTTTTTACCAGTCTTCTTACATTTCTCACGCAAGGTTATAGTTGAAAGATATTGCCTATACTTTTCATGTAATGTATTTTCTATATCGGGAATACGTTTAGCCCACCAGTCCGCGATACCGATGATCTTCTTTTTACCCATCGTGACAGATACCATAATCGCTTCATTAGTACCATGTACTGTATCTGTTTCTATATCCAATACGGCCACTGCATTACGACTTATTAAGTCAGGGTTTTTACGTTTATATGCAGCTTTCATGATAGTGGATGATGATAGATCTGCAAAGTAACAGTATGGTGATTTACATACCTCACGTAAACGTAATTTAGGATTAGGTATACCACGGCCCAAAGCACGTTGTAATGTAATAGACATACGTGATTGTGTACAGTCGAAACGATCTAACTTATCTAATTCTTCATACTCTTTTTTATCTAGATGATTTCTGTGATTCTTTTTAGTAACGAAAACGGGGCGCTTAAAGTTCTCAACCATTTTGAGTCTTGGGATAAGCTGCCCATCCTTTGTATGCACAACCTCTTTAATAAGTAACATATCATCGTGTGAGCCGTCACGTGCTTCCTGATACGTTACATATTTACACTCAATACCTTTAATGTTATCAGAGTCGATTACTGGATTATCCATGTAGTTTACCTTATAAATTCTTTATTCAAAAATGCCACTTAACAAACAATGTAACAACGTGTGGAAATATACAATATGTTCCGATAGGTCGGATATATACTACTCAGGAGATAGTAATCATGAAAAAACAATGGGCTAATAATGTTGCGGTAGAAGCTATCGAACATCAAGGCGAGTCAAGTCTTTACAAGATCATTACAGACGGTATTAAAGAATTCCGTGAAAGTGGTGAACTGACTGATGGGTCGATTGCCGGACTGGGTCTAGCAGCCAAGATAGAAGATAACTGCGGCATAAGTGTAAAATTCCAGATAGACAACTCGCCATTCGTTAACGCGGCTGTTAAAATACCACAGCTCGATAAAAACCATACAGTGATTGCATCTATCATCCGTATTTATGCAGGCAATGACGACCTATTAAACGTTAAGAAATTCAGCGGCAATAAATTAGTCGGCGTAGTAGACAAGAAAGACAGTAAAGTGTATGGGGGCTTTAGTAAGTTAACGTGCCCAGTATTTATGACGACAGGACTTCTTACACGTGATGACGTTAGTAATGAAGAAGTGGCAGCTGTTATTCTACACGAACTAGGACATGTGTTCACATACTTCGAACGTCTAATAGATGTTGTTACCGCTAACTATGCGATAACTGTTGCCGCTGATAAAATGCTTGGACTGGAGTCTGATGTAGACCGTATGGAAATATTATCTGAACTAGATAAATACATTGGCATCACTATCCCCGATAAAGAAAATGTAGTACACACTGACGACAAAGGTATGTTTTATACACATGTCTCATGTGAAGTAGTTAAACAGCGTCGTAACGAAGAAGGTAATGATATCTACTCTTATCGCGGGTTTGAATTTGCTGCCGACCAGTTTGCAACACGTCACGGTGCAGGCGCTTCTCTAGTTTCAATCCTAGATAAAATGAATCGCATGATGTTCCTTAACCCGTCGTATGTGTCATGGCCTACCCATGTTGCTGTAGAATTAGCTAAAGCCGCATCCGTAATAACGTTAGCCGTGGGTTCGCTAGTATCGCTTAATCCGTTCCTAATCATTACTGGGATGGTTATAGCTTTAACAGATAGACCTCTCAATAAATTATATGATGATCCGGCCGAACGTTTCGAACGTATCGACCGCGAAATGGTGTCAGAGTTAAAAAATCGTCAATTAGATGATAAACGTAGACAGCAAATAGTCGATGACCTATTCGTTATCCGTGAGCTAACTAAAAAGATTACTGATAAGCGTACATTATGGGAAATCATATGGACTTATGTTTCACCTACTGGTAAAGAGAGTACGAAAAACAAAGAGTTCCAAAAATCACTCGAACGTTTAGTAAACAATGACCTTTACCTGGCAAGTGCCATTCTTAAATAAACCCTTATTATAAAAAAGGAACAAACTCATGTACGAGATTATCACAAACTTCCAAACAAAAAGTGGGCTTGTTGGCCCGTCACGAACTAAGGTTCTTCAGAAAGTATTAGCCGCATCTATCGCTTATACAGCACCATGCTTTGCAGGCGATGTAAAAGAAGGTACTTCATTCTACAACAGTATGGTCATGGGTACCGCACTAACGATAGTGTCTGAAGTCAATGAACGTTGTCTAGTTAACACAGACGAAGTCATGGAAGATGTACGTACACTATGGATGGGTCGTTATAATGCGATCAATAACCCTATCCACAATGAAAACCTAGAACGTTTTCAAGCATCACTTAGCACAATAGGTGACGGCATGATGCCGCATTACGAACTATGGCTAGGTCATTTTTATAAAGCTACGCAAACAAAACTAGCGAGAATGAATGGAGCAAGCTAATGACACCAACATATACTGAATATACACTAGAGGAGCGCTGCAAGATACATGAATTGCAAGAACTCCATAGAAACCTATTCGATGTTAATGAACGTGTCGCGGTAGAAGGTATGTCACGTGGCGATGCCGATTTATTAAATCGATTAATACCTACCACTTTTGCAAATACTGAAGTTCGTAAGTTTACAGCACTTCCTTCTGCAACGGGTAGTGCTCTGGCTTTGGAAGCAATCGACTGGAAGCGTGTCGGTATTATGTCGACCATAGCAGCCGCAATAGTTGCGTTAATTGCCAAGTTGTTTAGTTGGTTATCCTCAAGCATAAAAACTGCTGGCGGTCGTGCAGGTGGTGTCGCTGACATCGATAAAACAAACAAGTCAATTAGTAAAGACGTTGATAAGTTAGCCCCTGTTGAAGTAGTTGCACCTGTGTCAACTGACAAGTTATCAGCCGCCGTAGTCGATACAATCTCTAGAAACTCAAAGAGTGTGAGTAATAACTACTTTAATGTAATTAGAAAACTCGCTGCTGATGGTAAGCTATCTCCAATTAAACCAGACGTTGTCGCTCGTGCGATATCTAGCTATGAAATGGTTGTCTCTAAGACAGGTGCCTCTGATCGAGACACTGAGTTACATGCATTGTTAGGTTATATGTTAACCGCACGTGGTGCAGGCATACCTGTTAATCTAGCTGATTTACCATGGAGTGGCCGTACTATCACAACGGATATTCCAGAGACCATTCTTACGGCAATACCTTCACTGATGTCACATATCGGAAACTTGATAGATTCGATTACAAGTACTATCCACGCTATATCAAATCTAGATAAGTCAACGATGGTAAATGTCATTATGCAGGAAGTATCTGGCGTGCCTTTGCTAAATGGTACAGTCGGTGACGCTACTCGCGTTGTTTCGGCTATACAGGGAATGCAGACTGATTTAGCCCGCGTCATTAATGTTATTGAACACGATAGTGCATTAACTGGTGTCGCACATGTTAATACTCGCATGAAACATGATGAGCTAAATTGGACATCGATTGATACAACCAAGCTGGGTTTACATCCAAAGGTTGAATTATCCATGCAAAATTATGCAGGTCGTAGTCGAAAGTACATCTCTTTATGGGATGCTGAGTCATATAACTCATTTAACGAAGTGGCTGACGTAACTAGTTACATAGATACGTTGAAAAAGCTTGCGACAGTTAACGGTCGTAAAGAGTTAAGTAAGCTATATGAAATGTACTTCCAAACTAAAAACGGTAAAGCGACAGGTATCTTTACGGACCGTATAGACGCCATTAACGATAAACTAACATCAGTGGCCAATGACGTGAAAGCGTTAGAGTCCAAGAAAGATGAAGAAGGTTATATCCGTCGTAAGTTCTGGGCACCTGTGGCAGAAGGTGGTAAAGGTAAAGTACTTCAAGTACTGCCGACAGTTAACAATACTTTGACTTTTGTACAGGGTATTTCCGATATACTGTCTAAAGTAAATACATACGCCTTGTCCCGTTCTACCGCTATTGACGATTCAATAAAGGTAATGGAAAAAGCTGCTGTATTAAGTAAATCGCTTAGCTAAGAAACAAATAAAAGAGAGGGCTTTACGCCCCCTTTTTTATTTGTATTTACGAAACTACATGTTTGTTATATCCAATAGAGATGTCGTCAGCAACACTAAGTGAATAATCAGCGTTAACAACTAACTTCTTACCGATAACTGGATAATGCCCCTCATCAGTAACCGTGAATAGTAACTGGTCATGATCGTCACCCATCCCGTCCATCTCTACGTCAACTATCTCATCACCCATTCGATTACGAATCTCAGAAGTAATTGCAGAAGTAGAAACGGTACTGCCGTTAAGATTAGCTAAAATAGCAGAACGAGTTGTCTCACCTAATGTCTCTAGGAACTCAGTATTAGAACGTGCCGAGTTAGTCAGGTAGTATCTTACCGAGAATTTGTTCTCAGCATCAAATCTATCCGTAGTCCCGTCACCTAATAATACATCAATTAACCCCATAGTAGTTTTAGGATAGAAGTATAAACTAGTCTTCTCAAGCAGGCTAGTGTCAACCGAAGGTATGTCATTAGTTATGTAACTAAGTAACTTGCTAGTTACATCAGCCATATAACTTACGGTATCTTCATGTTGTGAAAATAAGAACTTAGCGTCCAATAAGAATAAATCAATGCGACGTTTTATTGTACGCGCTGCAAGTATCTTCGGAGTACCATCCTCATTGTAAATTACACCACCTTCCTCATGTAGCTTTTGATGCACGCCATTTATTAGAATAGGGTCGCCTTTAGCATGTTTTACAACCCAGTTAACTACAGGCTTACCATCCGCATCATTAACGATTTCATACTTTATACTTTTAGTAGACTCAAAACGGTCATATATGTTTTCACTATAATAGGCCATCACATCTTCGGTATAACGTTGGTAGTTAATAGAGCCAGCTATTGTTCTAGCATTCGTCCACAGCGCATCAAGATATTCGCCAACGTCCAGTGTCAATATCTCATATGTCACTGCTTTATTGGTAACGTCATTAGACGTATTAATATCATCAATGTAACTCATGCTATACGTTGAAGGATTATACTTAGACACTGAGTATATTACATTCATAGCCACATCTAACTTCATTGAAATGTCAGTAGCTTTATCTCCTGTAAGTATAAAGTTGTTAACAATTATATCATGATTCTTATCAATGTCGAGATTAGACTCAATTGCAAATTGCCAGATAAGTTCACCACTACTGTCCTTACCAAGGAGTGTCCCATCTAGATATGCATACTCTTCATTATAACCACGAGGCGTAAAGCTTATCTGTGCATGTCGTTGGTCGTCTGTTAATGACTTATAGGTATCACCGCTACGTGTTTTAAGAATAAGGTTATATCCGGTATCCGTAGCGACAATCGATTGTGAGGCCGTACTAACGTCTAGTACTAAAGTAGCATTAGTTTCAACGAAACGCTTGTTAGAGATGCTTGGTGACGCTAGGTAGTACGCTCTTGCCTCAAACACATCATCATTCACGTCTAAAACATAATGAAACGGGGTATAAAGGAAAGTTCCCTCATTAACCATAGTGGCTATAGAGTTACTAGTACGACGCATGTAGTCCGCAAGCGAATTAGTATCTACAGTGATCTCACCTTGGTCATATTGGTATAGTGTCGTCGGTAATATAGTTAGGCGATTCCCATTAACATTAACCGTATCTAAGTCACTAAGTACGCTCCAACTTGTTTCCAGTTGACCATTAACTGTGCCAATAGGTGTGCTCAAGCCTTCGATTGTACTGTCCGGCATACTTGCAGTAGCAAGGTATATACGTTCCGTCACATAGTCAATGCTTTTAGACATCTCAAAACCTAAGTCACTTAATGTAGTACCTAATTGCAATTCACTAATTGGCAGACTACGACTACCAACGCTATTGTCAATTACACGGTCACGTAGCTCCGCAAAGGTTAATGCACTGCGTCCACCCGTAGTACTATCAGCACTCAGTAGACTTATTTGAGAAAAGGTTTTAAATGGAGTGTAGTACTGAGTATCTAACTCCCCACTAATTTCCTTGAAAGTACTTGTAAATTCCCCAACGTTATAGGTACTAAGATTAATACCAAGCGCGCCTTTAGTACTGTAAATATCAACACGTATATCGCCACTTGCTAAACCGTTACGAATATAAATGTCTGGGATATAAACCTCTACTTTACCATCGCCAACGGTTAACTGTGCCGTAACATTAGTAACATCTAGAACTTCATTAGAATGTGTTGTATTTATCTCAACCCATTTCAGTGACTTACGTAGCCATACTCGCGCGTAAAAGAACTGGTCGTTAAACGAGTAAACATTCTTCCAACTAATGCCAGAAGTCAGTGTATCGGCAAAACTATTTATCTTATATTGCATTGCAGGGATAGTTATCTGTACAGTGTCAATGGACTTCCCTTCATAGGGTACTGTAGTAATGTTCCAATCTAATGTATTTGTAGAAAGGTCTTTTACTGGAGAGGCTTCGGACGTATCGTAAACAATTTGTAAACCACCGTGTGCCATAACACGTATTTCGATATTATACTGCAATGTAAATGTATAACCACTTATGTATAACTCAGTGTCTTTAGGGATAATTAATTTACGGGTACCATCGCTAACTAAAGGCATTGCCTTTGCAAGTATCTCAGCCTTACCTAAGTACAATATGAAGTCACAGTAGTCGGGTTGAGCAAACGGGTCGATAAAGTCTTTATCAGACATATGTCCATAAAGGTCCTCAAACTCAACCGCCATTACCGCATTACGACGACGTAAATTATACTGTTGAAATTCAATACTAGCTTGCGCCATCGTCGCGCTCGCTTCTATTGAGAACGCTACTGGATTATTGACATCCAATATCTCAATGTTATTACCGTCATTAATTTCAAGTAATGTATCAAGGACCGCATCCTGCATTAAGTTAGGATTATAAATAGATGCTTCGATATTATCGAGCACTTTACGTATTTTAGTAGCCATTATTGTAACTCCGCTAAGATTGATTCATAAACATCACTATCAATATACCAACTCAGTTCCCTTGTTGTTCGATCGATATGTGGATAGCCGTAATAGTTGAATGTAATAAGTTCACTAGGTGTCAACTTACGTAAGTAGTCTTTCCCACTTGGAATAAATTCGTCAGCGTCCCAGTCCTCTGGAATCATATCAGGATTGAATATAGAGACCACCTCATTAAACTCCTCAATAAGAATAGGGTCTAAATATGCAGCCCCATCACATTGAAACTGTATATTGATTTGGTCATTGGCGTCAGTCACAAAACTTTCACCATCGACATTCATCGCCGCCCCTAGATTATCGTTAACAGGAAATGCTGCTAGTGCAGTACCTATCTTGGTAACGTATTTATTAGTAGGGTCAAGTAAGATACGGTATATTCTAGTGTTATAACATATCTCGTTCTGTGTTAAGTTACGTGCCCTAGGTATAAAGGTACCGTCATAGAGCGCGCTCATGGCCTCTAGCCACGTTGTAAAGATTCGAGTAATGATATCCCCATCTAAGTTCTTAAACGTTGCATTGAGCGTGTATGCGTAATTTGCGGCATAGTGAGAATCAACCATAGACCACTGTTCACGTTTAAACCCTTCACTGGAGGTATAAACATCCAGGGTATTATCGGGGAAACCTGTCAGCGATGTAAGTCTGTTTGTTAATATAGGAATAAAAGCTTGCTTGTTATCAAATACAACCTCATCATGGAACGGCACACCAAGGCGCGGTTCTGAAACGGGTGACGCTTGGCAGTATGGACAAAGTGGGTCAAGCATCCCTAATATAGCACGTTCACCTGAACGTATATCAGACTCACCCATCTGTTTCATGCGTCGCGATTGTGATATATTAGCCTCATTGAGATTAAAGTCAGGTCGCGTAAATAAAGTTAAACCGTCAGTTTCACGATTCTTAGGTACGTGTGATGGTGCTATTCTATGGTTAAAGCCCATGAAGGTATTTGTAAGAGTCTTATCTGTATCACCACGTCCAGACTCTATATCGATCTTCCTACGAATGTTCGCACCATTAGCGCTAGTGGTTACGTAGTCTATTTTATAGTCGTACGGAATATCCTCGTCGGTCTGGTCAGGCAGTATATCAGTACTTTCGGTGTTAATATCAATTGACATGTCATTTTCCTGTAAAAGGTAGTTTAGGAGCTATACAATCATGATTGCAGAAGAAACAAAAACGTTACTCTCTGGAGTAGTTACGCATTTGCCGGATTTATTTATTAAAGGCAAAAGTGACTCACTAACAGAATTCACTCGCCCCACTCGCAACGACTTTCTAACATTAGTAGAAAGTGATTTAATTACATTGGATTATTTACCAATGGTATTAGACCGCGCACAATCGTTAGTGGCTGGATACTTTTTAAGCGCTGTTACATTACTAGTTGATGTACCTGAAATTAATGTACGTCGTACTCTAGATACCGTATCTACTTCACGTGATCCTATCGAATCTATTTTAGGTTCTGGTTCGGCTATGTATAAGTTTGTAGGTACTGAATCATTCGATGACGGCCTTCCTAATTTAGATTCATTGAACGGTGGCTCAATCGCTGCTGAATGCTTCGCACTAGAAGCGTACAATAGTACTGCTAGTGGCCAGGCACTTGTAGATGAGCAAACGATACGTCGTCTTAATATTACCAAATTACGCGGCGAGCTCGAAAAAGAGTACGGTAAAGCTACTATCAATACTAAAATCGCCACCGATGTGGCTAAGCTATCTGAAATAGATCAACGTATCGATTTAGCCAACCAGAAGAACGAGCGTGAGAAGCTATCTGCAAGTGAGCAGAAAAAACTTAACGATGCTAAGTTCAAGTGGGAAAAAGAGCGCGGTGATATTCAGGCTAAGCTACAAAAAGAAGGCTTAGATATCCAACGTATCAATTCAGATTTAGCCGCAGATAAATTCACCTTCGATAAAGAACAGTCTGGTAAAACATTAGAGTTACAAAAAGACCGTTTAAAATTCGATAAAGAACAGGCTGCTAAACAAACTGGCAGTGTAGGCTTCGGACGTAACACGTTGGCAACAATTGACGAATTATCAAACTTATCAACAGGTAAAACTCTTGACGTTGAATTTGAACGTAATGGCAACCGTGCAACTGTTCCGGTAACAATCCGCTTAGCGGTAACTGACACAGACCCAGAGTCAATGAAAGCAATCATATCGACTGCATCTATCACTAATACATTCAGTGATCGTTGGAGACGTATGCGTAATGGTGAATTGTCAATGGTTAAAGACCTGTTCTTCTGCCATGATTTAATCGCCGAGTCACGTCGTGCACGCGTTCGAGACAAGTCAGGCTTCTTCGATCATATGATGCGACGTCGTTCAAAGAACTTCCTTTCAGGTTTGTTCTCGCTAACACCGTCTATCAATAATGCCTCTGCCGTTTTAATTGTAAGTCATGAGACTGCTACTAAGGCATCGTTCGAATTAGGTGGTGATTTAAACAACTTTAAGATCCGTGAAAAGGTTTTTAAATCAACAGCAGCAATGCTTATCTTTGTTATCGACACTAAGTGGGACACCGTTACTATTTACCATCGTGGTATTGACGTAGCTAATGAACTATCTGCACGTGACTTAAAACGTGGTGTATCGGGTAACGATGGCGGTGTCGATGACATCATTAACGCATATCAAGCAGGTTCAGTACCTACTCTTTAAGGAGAGAAATGTGAGTATTTCTAATTACATCCAGTCACTACTACCTTCTTTTGAGGCATCGCGTGTTAAGGATAACTTAACCAACTTGTCACAAGAGTTAGACCAGTACACGGTACCGTCTTTTAAAACAATGGCAGAAACATTCCCAGAAAACTGGAAATGGAAAAATGCCGACGTGGAAAAGATAAATAAAACAATCGTATCAGGCTACCGTAATAAAGTGCCTATGCGCAATGCAAACAGTCTTGAAATAATCCAAGCCGTCTTAGTTAACATGCAAACGACATTACCTATGGTACAGTTACAAGTATCAAAAGTATTCGGTAATGAAATTGCAGCAGCGGGTCTTAGCTTTAATAAAGCAACATTACTTCAATATGCAGAAGCCGCTGAGTTCATGATTAACTATTCGCGTGTCTACTACAATTACTTATCAGCAGTCGAGTTGGCCGCATTAGAAGGTGACCGTAGTATTCCAGAAGGTGTTGGTCCAGACGACCTAATGTATCTAATGGCCAAACGTCATACATTTACAATCGCACTTAACATCATGGCTATTACAGTTAAAGATGTCCGCACTGATTTAAAAGACATCCCTGATGCATTAGTGAGTACGTCGTCTGAAGAAGACATGAAATTAGTAGTAGGTGCTAACAAAATCGATCCGTTTGGTTTTGCATCCCTACCGTTCCCAATCTCATTAGTCTATCACGCTGGCCTAGCAATTGCTGACTGGCAGATGGATCGATACGACCGCGCACAAGTAGAAGCACGTGTTCTTGAATATCGCTCACTATTACTTAAGCAACAAATTGAAACAGGTAATGGCGATGCTGCGGTTGAAAGTCGTTTACGCGATGAGGAGGCACGCCTTAAAGTCATGAAACGTAAAATTGCACGTTTGGAGGAAAAGTATGAATTATAATAAACTTGACCTTGCAACTGTCAATGCTATGAACGAATGTCTCTTACAATCTCGAACTAACTTAATTGCATCACGCAGTTGGGATGCGGTAGACGGCTCTGTTGGCGTCTGTAGCGAATTTATTGGATTGTTGGTAGATATTGTGAGAAATGATGCTTACAATCACTTTACTGATAGTAGCGCGACTGTACGTCGTTTCATTAATGACACGGTTGGTTTCATACTTGGAGAATCTCGTTCAATAAACATTATTGTATGGGAAGGACTCATGGATGATATATCAAATTATCCGGTTATTAAAAATCAACAGTCTGGCGTCGGTACAAAAGGTAGTGGCGGTAATCCTTTCATTAAGCCTTATATAGCAGGTCGTGGCATAGTGGCACCTTCCATAGGTTCCGATAGTATTCGTAAAGATATTCTATTATATGCGCACCGTGACATACTGAAGATGTGGTTAAGCCGAGTTAACGGTGTAGACGATATGTTAAGTACGATTACATCGTTAGCAAAGCTTTACTACTCTCTAATCACGGAGAACCTCTAAAAGGGAAACTTTAAACCCATCGCGATGGTTCGAAACAATTAACCTATACTGTGTAGGTTAGTTTTTTAATTAATATAACAATGGTTAACCATAAGGAAACACCCTCATGTCTATGAAGAAAAATTGGATCGCAGTTGAAGAATTTGATGAAGCAAACCAAGGCGACACAACGCTAATGGAAGTTCCATCTGAATCACTTGAAGCTGACTTAGTTGAAATTGAAGGCCAAGATAAAGATATCGAAAGTCTTGTAAATGACGGCGAAGAGCTACAACACGATCAAGAACAACTTGAAGCAATTACTGATAATGCTGAAGCTTCTCTTGAAGAAGACGGTATGGACGAAACTGCTGCTCGCGCAACTGAAATCGCTGCTGAATCTTTCACAGCTAAATGGGGCGTTAAACGTAAGAAAGTTGGCTTAGAAGCTTTCGGTGATAGCGCAACACGTCGTCAATCTACAATGATTGCAGTTGAAGGTCTTAAAGACGCTGCTGTAAACATGTGGGAAACATTCGTTAAATGGATTAAAGAAATGGTCGCTAAAGCTAAAGACCAACTTATGAAATTAACAAATGCTGGTAAATCTTTAAAATCACGCTCTGAAAAATTAGAAGCGCGTTTAGATAAAGGTCTTGGCGAGCTTGACAAAAAAGAAGTTGAAGGTTCATTCATCAAACAACTTATCGTTGATGAAACTCCAGACTACGAAGAATGTCTACGTTTCGCAGACAAGTCTGCTGCCAATGCTGAAAAAATGGGTCGTGCAATCGTATCTTCAATCAGCGAAGCAAACAAAGTTGTTCGTGACGGTACTTACGTTTCTGAAAACGGTGCATCACGTGACATGATCGGTGCTGACTTTGGTAAGAACGCTAAGAAAAAACTTACTGTTCCACAAGGTGCTTCTGACCTAGTGACTAAAGCATTGCCTGGTAACGGTTACTTACTTTCTTACTCTCAAGAAGGTATCACAAACGTTACGTTTAACGCACCTTCTGATGAGCCTAAAGTTAAGAAACTTAAAACTCTTACTTTAGACGAATGTAAGTCTGGTACTAAAGCGTTGTTCTCTGTAGGTGAAGTTCTAGAAACTAAGCTTAAAGATTTCCGTACTGCTAATGATGACTTAGGTAAACTTGCTGATGCTGCTTCGACTGCACAGAAAGAACTTAAAGATGCTGAAGCTGACAAACGTGATCAAGCTAAGAAAGCACTTAAATCTGCTCAAGCTGCCGTACGTTCTGCTAAAGCTGTTGAACGTGCAACTACTACCTCATTGAAAAATGCAGGTGCTGGTATTGCTGGTTACATCGCTGCATCTATCGGCGCATACAAAGCTGCTTAGTATTAACTAATAGCTTTAAAGAAAAGAGGGCTTCGGCCCTCTTTTTTATTTGTTTGTCAATCATTTGTAGGAGGTGGCCCTTATGCCCGTATTAATCGCAGATATAACGGATGTGGAAACATCTATTAAGAAAAGTATTTTAGACAACGTAGTCCGTAATGTTCTTGCCAATACAGGTATTAATAATGCAGACATAATCAATATGAATGAATCTATTGGTCAGCACCAACCGGGTTCGACCGTAGGTAAGGGGAGAGACCTCTCATTCGGCAATACTGAAAAGGTTATTATTGAAGTAGATGAAGAACGTGATGAATTAACACGCATCGAAAGAAGTCCGGGACTCGATTATGAAACACCGTTCTTTTACGACCGTGCCAACAATGTAAAGTTAGCACCAAGTATGGCACGCTATAATACAACGATTACCATCAGACGTCGCGCACCATCTAAAGTAATTGTACAAGACTGGGGTAATGAAATACAACGAAAGATAGACATGAGTAGGGAGATATTTGAAACACAGGCAGAGTACCATTATATCATCCCTGTACCGTGTCTGAACCTATTAGCTGAATGTTACCGAACTATGAACTATGGTGTAACACCATCTATGACGTTACTAGAATACCTAAAGCAGTCATTCGGTAATCATGTCACTGTCTTAACAACTAATAATGGTAAATCTAAAGAGTATGCCGTACGTGCTACGATGAGCCGTATTGTAGGTGCGTTCAGTTACGATGGTCCAAAGGAAGAACGTACCGACTCAATTACATCATGGACGTCAGAGTTCACCTATAAGTTTAACTACACTCGTCCAGAGGCAGTTACTATGATGTATCCAATCGCTATCAATTCTACACTGTTACCGCCTGCATGGTGGAATGCCACAGTGAAGCCAGGCATTAGTGAGTATGAAGCGAGTACAATGAATGTACAGGTGGCTACAGGAACAGCGTTACTCGGTAACTCGCCATATATCAGACTACCTTTGTATTTACCTGCATGTGATACACCTAAGCTCAATATACCAAACTATAAGAACGGTGATCAGGCATTAATCATAGGCCATTTGGAATTCGATAGATTTGAAATAACAAACCCTATGGTGCTATTCAATCTGGGTAATTTAGGAGATGCAGTATTAAGTGAGGTAATCTTACAGTACATTATTCTAAGTTATAAACTCATATCTACTGGCGACGATAGTATTATAAAGATATTACTATTTGAAAATGAATATCCAGTACGCGAAGATCGTATGCATATAACTGAGAACTTAGATATTGTCTATACCGGACAATTGGACTACACTAAGTTATACCGAATCGTTATCTATATAGAAACAAACTGGTGGTATCTAGAAAACAATAAATTCAATTACCTTAGACTTTCACCTGATTTTGTAATTGCAGTAATACGTGATTTTTATCCGGAGATAGATAGTCTTCTAGACTTCGAAGGTAATGATACGATACCTGCAAAGATACTTAACGAGATTGCGGACTATGTCGCAACCAAGAACAATAACCTACCTAGCGGCTCATACGGTGAGTCTGATGCATTCAATAAAATAAAGACAGTGTTGAATGGACGCATTATAGGTCACAGGAGTTAATTATGTCACTCGGCAAAGCAAGAACAACAACAGAACCCCTAAATAATCCACAGTCAAATCTTGATGGTATAGTGGAGAAGCAACCTGTCGTAACGCAGGAAACGCAACGCAAGGCAATAGTTGACACAGGGTATACATCTGTTAGTAGTCTTATTGTACATACAACAGGTGATGACTGGGTTGTTAATTACTACCGTCAGCTCGTTGGGTTAGATGACCCACTTAGCCCATTACAAAAAGGGAAGCTAGCGGTTAACCAACAGTATGAGTTAATTGAACGATATGAACTAAAAGTAGACAGTCCATTATCACAACAGCAGGATACGGAAACCAAAGAGTTTGAAGTTACTGGTTCTGGTGCAATAACGTACGGCTTAATACCGAATGTAGGTGATATGTTTGTTGCTGATATTGGTAACGGTACCGAAGGGTTATTTTGTATCACACAGTCCACACGTCTTTCATACACCAAGCAGTCGGCGTATGAAATAGCATATATATTAGTTGCTGAATACGATGCAACGTGGCAAGAGTCGTTAGAAGGTAAAGTAGTAAAAGAGATTATATTTGAAAAGAGAATGTTGGAAGAAGAAGAATCTCCTTTCATGACTCGTTCTGCACATCATGCATATGTCTCACTGTCAATTAGCAAAGACAGATTATCAAAGCATCTGATGAATATGTTCTGGGCAAAGAGTGTACAGTCTATAAAGCTCCCGTTACCCACTTATGACTATTACGATGGATGGCACGCTAACTTCTGTATCTTTATAGGACTAGGCGATATTCGTAAATCAATAGACACTTATCAATACGGACTAACTGACTTAAGTGACGTAGTTACGATATGGGATTTGTTTAAGGATATGGATATATATCAATTACCGCTAGTCACCCGTAATTTTGGAGAGTTATCTGTTAAAGTGTTTAACGGTGTACCCGTGCAGCGTGGTATTGCATGGTCACCATTCGATAAAGCGATATATCCAAGAGATGAGTTCTATGATATCGATATGGCAGCTAAAACATGTACACTATCGGTAGACCTTTCTAATTTACCCGATGGTAAAGGGCCTACTGCTCTCACAGAGCCATTACAAGAAGAGTACGGTCTATCAGATAGACCAATGTACCACCAAGTGTCGTTTGAACCTTATATACTCTCTACGGCGTTTTATGACGGCGTCACTGGCGAAATGTCGGTTTTGGAATACTGTCTATTTAAAGCAATAAATGGCGAGGCGGTTAGTTCCACATTGGTATCTGCATTATGTAGCGAGATATATACCGAACCACATCTATCACAATACTACTATATACCGATGTTACTTACATTGATATCAGTATGTAGACATAAGGAGTAGCCATGAAACGTGTACATAGCGCAGCTTATAAACTGTTTCACTATCCGTACCTATTTAGATTCCCTGAGAATGAGGCGTTCGATGTCAATGATACTGAGTATTTTGGCAGAGAGACCACAGGCAATGCAGAGTGGGATAAGAACCTAGCCTCTGCAATGGGTGAGCGATACCTACATCCTGCTGAGGCTGCCGCTATGGCCGCACGTGGTGTACGTATCGAGCTTGTCGACCCTAAAGATGCGATTGTGATTTATGAAATGATATGTGAGCACATAAACAATTGGCTCAAGCATTTAGAAGCCACTGCTTTAATGGGTGTTCGTAAACCACCGGTGGAAGGCCTTCGTGAATTTAATACATTCGCCAGAGGACTAGCAAGAGTAGGTAGACGATTTGGACTAGTAGATATGCAAGACCCATACGCTGTCCAGAGACGTCGACGAAATTTCAGACTGGAACATCGCGCCACTATGAATCTACAAGATTTCGAACATGCCGATTATGCTATTAACCGTGTTATTGAATTAGCAAGAGTGAGGAAATAAAAAAATGGCAGTTGATACTTTTATTAGCGCATTAGATCAGTGTATCTCGGAATCAACGGGTATGCCTGAATTTAACTTCAGTGCAGAGATTGCGGTAGGTACTTATCGATATAATGCAATGAATGTAGTCTCCGTGACTAAACGTCAGATGTATCTGCAAGATATGTTTGAAACCGCAATGATTTCTTTAACTATGCAGCCTAGTGAATATACTGAACTAGTTTTGTATGGGCATGAGGACATGGCAATAAAGCTATCACAGACGCCTTATACAGGCGGCGAGACTATTACACGGACGTATCGTGCTGTTCTAACTAAACATCAGGACGCACAGTTAGAAGGCAATGTTGCTAATATAGGTGAGGCTGGCCTACAAGATCAGATGTCAATATCGGTAGTAACTTTCCAACTATTGTCGGAGGCTGCTTTTAATCTACGCTTACGCGAAGTGGGTGGTATATTCCAAAGTGTAACGGCTGCAAGCGTACTAAAACATCTATTAGCGACTACACGCCTCGTGGATAAGTTTAGTGAGTCTGACTCCGTAGCCACTGTAACAGTGGATGCAAATGTAAGCACGCGAGTATTTAACTCTATAAAGCTACCTGAGGGATTACCTTTCTTAGCCATGGCAGATTATCTGCAAGATAAATACGGATTATTCTCGCAAGGTATGGGTTGTTTCTTAAAGGATAGAAGTTGGTATGTATTTGCACCATTCGGACTAGCTAAGCAAACTACCGATGTTTTCAGACTAGTAGTCTTCAATGCACCGTCAGGTAAGTATAGAAGTTTAGATCGTAACTTAAAGATTGTCGGTAAAACGATGACTGTAGTTGCAACAGGATTCACTAATCAGGCTAAGAACTCTGATAAGGAGGCAATGGATGGAGGTACTGGAGTACGCTATGGTCACTTACGTGCAATCGATAGCGGAACGTCATCGAGTGATGAAACTGTCGACCCGACCCGTACCCCTGCCAACTATATGACGGAGTATAGATCAAGTACGTACAATAATCCTTATCAGAAGACCGCTACTAGTAAACATAGATTTAGTGATAACCCTTTAAAGGAATCTAGTAATCTCGCTCGACGTGGTGGTGATATTGTTACAGTAGTATGGGAACAAGGTACTATGGATTTACTAGTACCGGGTATGCCTGTTACATTCCACTATGGTAAAAATGGAAAGATACAGACAAAGAAGGGTACACTAATAGGTGCAGAGATGACATCCAATATACCGCTCGGTGGACTCATAGAGCCTAAGCACCATACTACAGTCAAGTTAACTATGTTCTTAAAAGAAGCATAGGTGTTATTTTTTATAGCTATCTTAATGATATGTTAGATGAATGTACACTACCTTTAAATAAATAGGAATATTAAAAAATGAAAAGCATAGAACTTAATAAATACACAGCACAACTTCATAGTGAACTATCTAAACTATTGGAAGTTAACTTAATTGCGTCTGATGTAGTTACTATTGAAAGTGATGGAAAGACTATCTCAGTTGCCCATGTTGATAATGAATGTGAAGATATCATCACACCTAACGTAGATAACTACGTTACTGTAAACGGTTATGCAGAACTGTTAGAGATTGCACATAAAGCACTTTCAGGTATGAGTAATGAATTTATCGAATATATTGCAGTTACATATGTACATGCCTTTTCATTAGGTGAGTTAATCCTAGCCGAAGAACTCAGCGAAGATGAAGTAATTAACTCTTTGGAATATGTACCGTTCACTGGTATCCGCTGTGAATTTATCGGACGATGGATTGATAAAGGTGTATCTTGTATGACGGATGTTGTTGTACAAGACGACCTAGTTATGAGTAATGACGGCGTACAGCGTTTACCTAAAGTGTATCCAGTACTTATTGTAGGTAAACATATCGCATTCAATCAACCCTTACGTGCAAACTACTATCCAGTGACTCATGCATTAGAAAACGACGACCAAGCGCCTGTAGTTGCGGGTAGCGTCTTCTATAAGAGTATTGGAGAAGCGACAGTAGTACAAGAAGGTAACGAAGCTAGTATTGAATACTGCGGTGATAAATATAAAGCTAACGTATTCGGTGTAGTAGCAGACTAGATTCTGTATGATTGACTAGAGGGCTAACGCCCTCTTTTTTATTTGCATAGCAATGAAAATAATCTCAGATATATATCATTATAGTGATAAAAGTATTATATCTAATACTATTAACCCTATTAAA